TGCGCCTCCGCCCTGTTTCGCCGGGGATTTCGTCCAAGTGGGGGTAAAAACCCTCGAATGGGGGTAGTCTGCCCGTCAACTCACGGGGCTTTTACCGCCACTGCCAGCTCAGAACCAGCTCTTCGGTGGGAAAGACGGTCGACGACCAGACGCTGCGCGTGCTGTCGACGACCTGCGTCTCACGATGTGGGACGCGGCCAGGCTTGCCGATTACGAGCATGCACTGCATGCACCCTGCATGCAACATAGGGCCGGGGCACCCCCAGGCCGGGGGCGGGTCCGCTTTCAGTTAGCCACGCAGCGAAATACGCAGGTATTTTCAGGGTACGGAGATGGGGAACAGCGGGCTTACGGTTACCGTATTCGGAGACGGAGCTTTATTGGATGCCCCCTCTCATCCCCCACACGGGCAAGCCGATCCTGTGTTGTCGCGGCGAGCCTAGTTAGGGGGCAGGAGGCCCCGATTCCACACGGTTCAGAGCGCTCTTGACGTCGTTGCGCTCGTCGAGTCGGAGGTTTTGAGGCCCGCCTCGTGATGTGGAAGCCCAACCTGAACGCCCCGTGGAGACACGTTTTGTATTGTGGAGGCGTGGAGGTCAACTGTAGGAGCCGTCCTCGCGATTGAAGGTGCAGCAGGCGTGGCCGCGAGGGGAGCACGCAAGGGGCCGCGTGGCGATGAGGAGCTTGCTCCGGAAAGCGCAGATCCGATCTGGCGCGTCCGGTTTGGGGACTCCTCTGCGGTCCTTCGGGATGTGAAGCCGAGCAGCACTTTAACGGTTCCCATGATGGACCTGGAGGGCGAGTGGGCGCAACTGGTTTTTTGTGGGGGCTGTGGAAAAAGTGGGATTTATGATACGCTGAGGGCGTCCGAAAGCACTTTAACGCACGGGTACCCCTTCGGGGGTGTTCGTGTTTTTGGGGGTAAATTTCCTTGGTCCTACGGGTATTGCCTGCGCCGCCGCGAGCCGAAGGGTACGTAAACATCCCCATTGGATTGATGCGCGATCGGGGGATCGATCCGTATGCGCACCATCTGTGGTGCCTGTTGTCGTATCAGCGATTCAACGAGGCGTGCGTGGCGGTGGACTTCGCCGAGCTGGTGGTAAAGGCGGGGGAAAAGGGACGGAAGACTACGAAGAAGAGGCTGGAGCGTGGGCTGCGGATGCTGGTGGCGGCAGGATGGCTGATCCCGTCGGTGAAAACGGCGGACGGAAAGCCTATCTACCGAGTGACGGGCGGCACTCCGGAGAAGGAAGCGGCCGCGCTGGCGCTACTTGAGGAGATTTGGAAGGAACAGGACCGGCCTTACCTAGTGAAGGCTTAGGAGGAAGAAGATGCCGCTGAAGAAGGGGAAGAGCGAGGCCGCGGTTTCTGCGAACATCCGCACTCTTCGCAAAGAGGGGTACAAGCCAGCTCAATCTGTAGCGATTGCTCTGTCGAAGGCGGGGAAGGCGAAGCCGAAGAAATCGTGATAGGCTTGGGGCTCTAGCAGGCCATATGCACGGGGGCCGCGGTTGATCAGAGCCGCGGCTTTCGTGTCTCTGGACTTCTTTCGATTGGATCGGCGATAATCCAGGCAGTTGAAAGTCTTTCATTTGTTGTCCAGGCGCGGGTACCGCGATTTCTCCCGATGCCGCGGTATCCGTGCCATAATCAGGAACGTCAGTCTTTTGTTGTGTGTGAACGCGCCCCGGCAGATCCCACTCCGGGGCGTCCCTTTTTATGCTCACCTCGTTGAAATGCCCGATGTGCCGCGCCGCCGCCGTGACGCTGGCGGACACCGGCGAGTACTGCTGCCTCCGGTGCGGGGAGTGCGGAAAAGCGTCTCACGATACGGGACGGGTTTTGTGGATTCGCGACCGGCGCTCGGTGCTGATGCGCAAGCCGCCGCGCGCTGAAACGATCGCAGCCCCGCCTCGCTAGCAGGGCTATCAGTGATATCACTTCGATTCGCCTTGACCCCGCCTATAAAAGCACCCTAAAATATTGAAGGCCCGTGGTGTTAGAGCACCGCGAGCCAAGCAGCAAAGAGTTCTGGAGGAACCCATTGCCACCAACCCCGATTGTACATCCCCGCCGGAAGCGCCAACACGGCATGCGATGGAGCGCCGAATATGAAGCTTGGCATGGGATGATTAGCCGCTGCACCAATCCTAAACACATCAGCTACCACAACTATGGCGGACGCGGTATCACCATCTGCCAGGAGTGGCGGCAGGACTTTCTGGCCTTCTACGAGCATGTTGGTCCGAAGCCGTCCACAAAACATTGGATCGACCGGATCGACAACAACGGCAACTACGAACCCGGCAATGTCCGGTGGGCCACTCCGAAAGAGCAGATGAACAATAAAAGCAGAACCCCTGTTGATCCCATCGTGGCTGCTTTCCTCGCTGACCTCGGAAAATAAGCCGCCCCGCAAACTGGGGTATTCAGAATCGATTTGTTTTGTTCCAGGGCGCTTACACTTACGGGATGCAAATATTTATCTAGCTATTCCTAGTTATGCGCTATGATGGCTAGGTAGAAATGCCTGATTCTGAACCATCCCCCAACGGCAAGCGCCGCACGCCGCTTCACATTACTTCGCGGATCGATTGGGACACCAAAACCGGCCTCCTTTATTTTGACTGGAAAGACGGGCAGCAGTCGGTGTACAATCTAGCGGAACTCCCGCAGAATGTGATAGATGACCTTCTCTATTGGGGACTGATTGCCCGGATTCAGCAGGCGTACTGCACCGCTCGCGGCTCGCCGGAGGCGGCCCGTCAGAAGGCGGACAAACTGTTCGACCTCTTAAAGTCAGGAGACTGGGGTCTGCGCCGCGGCGAGAAATCGCACAGCATCACGGTGCGGGCCCTGGCCATCCTGCTCAAGATTCCCGAGGCCGACGCCGCCGCGCGGTTCTATTCGCTGCCCGTCGACAAGCGCCGCGAAGTCTCGAGCCGGTCCGACGTGGTGGCGCAGGTCGCCAAGCTCAAAGCCAAGGCCACTCCCCTTCAAAGCTTAGATTCCATTTTGAAATAGTCCGTCCAGGAGAAGAAATGCCAGACCAGGAAGAATCCGCCGCCGCCGCCATCGATCCCTCGAAGATCCTCGTCCGCGCGATGAAGGGCTATCTCTATAGCCCGTGGAACAAGAAGCTCTACTATACCCACAACCGTGAGGAAGTCGGCCCCTCCACCTACAACCGCCCCTGGAGCGTGAACCTCGGCTATGGCTTTACCACGCCGGTTTACCCGCTCAATCCCGTCGACTATCCGACCGAGGCGACGGCTGACGGCGTACTGGCGTGGGCAAAGGAGAACTGGCCCAGTCTGATCTTCGACATCTTAGTCCCCACCCCCGACGGCTATGTCACCGAATCGCAGTACTGGCTCGTGGTCAATAACGGCGACGACCTGTGGGAAGTCTATTCGGCCGGCTGGTGGGCTTTCGACAAAGAGAAAGATGGGGAAGCTGCCGCCATCGAGCAGCGCACCGCCGAGCTGCGCGCCGCCGGATTTTCGGTATAGCGGAACGTCATGTTCCTCTGGTAATCTTGCTTCCACGAGTGCCCGTTCGAAAGGGCACTTTCCGAAAGGTCCATTCTCATGAGAACTCTCGTCCTCGCGTCCCTGCTTGCGCTCGCCTCGCTCTCCCCCGCCAGCGCCACTTTGTTATCAACGCTCCTCCTCCCCGGCGGTAGTCTTTCGAGCGGGTTATTGACCATCGATAACTTCGAGTTCACCCGCACCTGCGGCGGCATCGGCGTGTGTGCCCCCTTGGACGCCAGCGGCATCGATGTCACCCTCGTCAATAACCAGATCCGCTTTGCCGGCGGCTTCACCGCTCTCAGCAACGGCGGCTTTGCTTCGGCTGACTTCGTGATCGCCTATGACCTCTCGGTGAATCCGTTGTTCCCTGCCCTCGGCGCGGTGGGGTTGTTGTTTAACGGAGCCGTCGTCGGCGACCAGTCGTTCGCCCAAGTGGTGGAGACTGTCCTTGGCACCGTGCCCTTCCTCCATGTAGCCGGTCAGGCTCAGGTGGATGCTCCCGGCGGTCCGCTTGCGGATATAGCCATTCTGGATGGCCCTTATCGCGATCTTCGCATCATCAAGGACATTTTCCTGGTGGGCTCCGATACCGAGGGCCTCGGCTACGCGACGATCAGTTTGATCGATCAGTTCTACGCCGCGCCGGGAGTGGATCCGTTCTGCGTCGGCACCGAGTGCGATGTCGTCCCCGAGCCTGCCACCTACGCCCTTATGGGCGCTGGTTTGATCGGTCTTTACGCGGCCAAGCGAAAGGTTGTAGGATAAGCAAATCTTCTCCTCCAGGAAGATTAAACAACTACGAAACTCAGGGCACCCTCCTCTAGCGGGTGCCCTTTTTTTATGGAATGTGTTTCCAGTGCTTTCGGGTGACGATAGCAGAGATCCGGCTCATAGCCACCCCGAACTTGGCGGCGATCTCTCGTTGAAGCCATAAGCCGCTGGCGTACATCTTCCGAATCTCGACGACCTCGGTCTCCTTCAGCTTCGCCATACCTTGACGTTCCCCGTGCAGCACCTCCTCCGGATGTTTTCGCCAGAGGTGATCGTCTTTCCACTTCAGCCGTCCTTTGGCAGAAGCATCCAGCGCGTTTTCGTGCTTGGTGCAAAGGAACAGATGGTTTGGATTGACGCACAACCTTTGATCACATTTGTGGCACACGCAGAGCGAACCAGGATCAATACCGTACTCGAGGAAATAGGCGATTCTGTGGGCTTTAATGGCGCGTTTCCCAAAGCAAGGAAACATTCCGTACCCATTGACAGAAACTCTACCCTTCCACAACCAGCACTCCGAATCGGAGCGCCTGTCTACTTTCGACGGGAATTTGGCGCGGTCTTTCTCGGATAATGGCGCAAGCGGTTTAGACTGGATGTCAGCCATTGCGATCTCCTCTACAGATTGCATTCGGTCAGAGTCGGGTGGCGCTCGAACGCCACGCGGCTCGTTTAATTCTGGCAGAAAACAAAGGGCAAGGATATACTGCATCCATGCCGTCCCCGAAAGATCCTCCCGATCCTGAGTTCGATGAACTATTCGAGCCGGACTCGCCCGACGTCCCTCCCGTCGCCCCCGACTACGCGCCTGCCGAAGACGCCAATGAAGTAGAGGAGCTCACCTAATGGCTGCCACCAAGCTCGATGAATTCGGCCGCCCGATCGACAACCCATTCTTCGGCGGCGGCGGTCTCGGCCAGCAACTCGCCTCGCTCCCCGGCACGCCCATCCTCGGCGGTGGAGCGCCTCCGGGGCAAATCCCTCCGGGGATGGGGGAGCATCCACCCGCCACCGGCGGCTACGAGCAGCCCGGCGTCCAAGGTCCACTCGCGGGCGGCTCCACTCCGCCCTCGACGCCGCAAACCAACCCCGGACTCCCGCCTCCCCCCTCCACCGCAGGCACCGGCGGCTTCTGGGGTGACCAGAACCCATGGGCGCAGAACGTGGGTGCGTCGATCAACGATCAGCCTGTGAGCTTCGCTTCCCCCGGTAATCCGAACACAAATTATTTAACTCCCGAAGCCGCAGGTAAGGTCGGGCAGACCTTCGGCGCCAATGTCGTTTCGCAGAACCTCAACAACATGGCCTCGCCCGGTTCCTCCGCCCCGAGTGCTCCCATCTACGGCCTCGATTTCGGCAAGGGAGATATCCAGGACGCGGGGATGGGCGCGTTCCAACTCCAGCGGGGTGACCGCCCAGAGGACATAGCCGCCCGCTACGCCGCCGGCATCAATAACACCGGCTGGGGCGGCCCCGCTCCCACCGTCTCTCGCGCTGACGAGAATGGCATGTGGAACTACTCGACCCCCACCTCGACGTATGATCCTTCGCAGTCCAATCCCCAACAAGCGCAGTTGATTCAGTGGCTCCGAGGCCAGCTCGGTCAAGGATAAGCTATGCCCCAGCCACGGTTATCCCCCCAGCAAGGCGTAGCCACCTACCGCTACGATACCGACGAGCAAGTCGCCGCGCGCCGGCAGTTCGAGCAGGATCAAATCGATGCCGCCGCTGCCAATCCCCGCGGGCGCCCCGGAGGCTACGATACCCCGCTCACTCCGCTCGAGGAAGTGCAGTTCGGCGTATGGAAACAACAATACGCGCCCAACGATTCGGGCGAGGACTACGATCTGCGGGGAGCGTTCAAGGCGGGCTTTCGCCCGGATGAGGGAGGCCACTGGCCCGACACCTTCAAGAAGCCCAACCACCCGACCTTCTCCAACGAAAGCCAGTACGCGCAGTACGGTGCTCCCGGCAAGTGGGACCAGGATCGGTATGTCACTCCGCAGGAAGTATCGGGCGGCGAGATGAATAGAATCCTTCAGGGCCAGCAGAGGAACGCCCCTCCCGCGCAGCGCCCGCAGCCCCGTCTGGGAGTCTCGCTCGCCCAAGCGTTTCCCGATCCGGAAAGAGCCCCCGGTCCCAAAACGAAGGTACTCGGCCCGTTTCTCAAAAGCAGGAAATAAACCTATTTATTGACTGATCTTATTGAAGAGGCGTACCATACCCCCATTAGGTCGCGAGTTTCTCTTGCGTGGCCTTTGACTGGAAATTGGGCACAATCTGGTTGATTGGTTCCTCGGACGGGTCGCTCGTGTGATCCATCCCCGTTCGGGGGGAAGGGCCGGTGGGCGCTGACTAGGTTCATCGGCCCTCTCTTTTAGGAATCTGAATGCTGGCCACTGAACTCAAGAGTTTGAATCATCGGCACCGGGCTTTGCTGTCATGGCTCCTCGCCAATCCGCATCGGCAGTTGAGGGAAGCAGCCATCGAATTGAACCTCGGTCGTCAGTACGTCAGTACGGTCCTCCACAACGATCTGTTCCAGGCTGCGTATTTAGAAGCCTGCAAGGAACAAAATACGGAGGCGGTGTTTGTCGGTGCCAAAATCACCGAAAAATTGAACAGCCTCGCGCACCGCTCGCTGGATGAAATCGATCGCCGTCTCGAAGAGAACGAACTCGAGTCGCGCGAGCTGCTCACCGCCGCCAAGCTCTCGCTCACCGCCCTCGGCTACATCAACCCCAAGGGCTACTCGACCGACATGCACGTCCACTCGCACCTGCAGGTCGACGTGAACATTATTAATGAGGCGCGCGAGCGGGCGCTCTCCCGGCGCGCCACCGCTCCCCTCACCCTCGAAGCCAACCTCGAAGAACAGGAAAGTTAGATGCAAACCACCACGATGGAAGAACTCGCCGAGCGCCTCTACACGGCCAAGGCTCAGATGCTCGACTGGATGACGGCCGAGACGCTCGCCCCCATCCCCACCTGGAGCGAGACCCAGCGTACCGTCAAGAACGCCTGGTACCTCGTCGCCCAGCAGTCGATCGATGCCGGGGAGGAAGCCCCGCCGCCCCCGCCGCCTATCCTCTTTGAAGCATCCGCCGGCGAGTCGAAAGATGAGAGGGCCATCGACATCCTCGGTCCCCATCCGCAATGGGCTGCGCTCTCACCGGACGTCCAGACCGATTGGGCCGTCGTCGGCCAAGTCGCCACCGATGTCCAGGAAGATCTGCGGCGCGATGTGAAGCCGCTGCCTTTGAAGAAGAAGCAGCATGCCACCGACGAGCCGGTCGATCTGCCGGAACCCATCACCGGCCAGGCTTCGGTTACCTCGGCGCAACTCCTGGCTCTGGTGGCCACGCCCATCTCGCTCGTCCCCGCGCCCGCCGCCGGCATCGCGCTCCAGTTCGTCTCCGCCGCGCTCTCCTACACCTTCGGCACGCTCGCCTACGTGGCCGGTGCCAACCTGCTCGTCGTCAAGGCAGGGGGTACCGCGGTCTCGAACACTCTCCCCGCCGCCGGCCTCCTCGATACCCCGGCCTCATCGACCGGAGCAATGACCGGCTTGCCCTACCCGCAGAACGTGGCGCCCGAGGCGACGGCGTTGATGCTCCACATCGAACCCGCCGACGTGACCGGCGGCGACGGCTCGCTCACCGTCGACGTGACCTACCGCGAAATCTCCACGGCTCCTGCCGCAGACGCGGAGGCGCTGGAGGCTCCGCTTATGTCCCGCAAGACTGCCATCGGCGGGGCAGCGATGGCCGTTAAGCCGCCACTGGCGGGAGGCATCATCGCCAAGGGCAAAGGAAAGTAAGTCCTCGCGAGGGACTCAGATTCGATTACTCGTTTGATTCGATCCAAGGAGAATTGAACAAATGCAAGAAAAAGATACGGGCTACTCGAAGCCCGAGCCTACTCCGCTCCCGGCGCCGGGTCCGGAGCATACCGCCGAAGGGCTGGCCGAGAAACTCTTTGCCGCCTGGGCGGCTTACTGGAAGTCGGGCGACAAGGTGCCCGCCTGGAAGGATGCCGACCTGTCCATCAAGCTCCGGTGGCGCGCCGTGGCGAATCTCGCCTTGAGCCGCGGCCCCTTCGACGATCCTGACGAACACCGCCGCATGGCCGAAGACGACCGCTGGGCCTTCCAGCACGTCCGCGACATGGCCTTCGGCGATCCGGCCAAACCCAAGGACACCAAGGATGACAAGAACGACAAGCATCCTCCCGTCGCGGCCACCACACCGGCCGCGCACACCGCCCACAAATAACCGATGAAGCAGGCACGCTCCCCGTCCGTCGACCTCAACGAATTAGTATCGCTGTGCGCCACCGACGGGGAGCTGTTCTGCCGCACCTTCTTCCCCTCTGCCTTCCGCCAGTCGAGCCCGGAATTCCACCGCGACATGTGGGCCGACCTGATTGATCCTGACGTCAATCTGTCCGCCTTCTCGGTTTTCAGGGGAGGAGCCAAGACCACCCTGCTCCGCTCCTTCGTGGCCTGGTCGGTCGCCTATCGTGCCTCGCGCACCATCGCCTACCTCGGCGCATCGACCGACAAGGCGCATGAGTCCGGCGACTGGCTGCGCCGGCTGATCGAAGGGAACTCCGAGGACGGTCTTTCCTTCGCGCAGGTGTTCGGCCTGCGCCCCGGCAGCGTGTGGAATTCCGACCGCCTCGACATCCTCTGCCGCTTTGCGCCGCAGAAACCAGAAACCACCATCACCCTCGTCGCCCTCGGCATCACCTCTTCGGTGCGCGGCCTCAACATCAATAACTTCCGCCCGGACCTGGTGATCCTCGACGACGTGCAGACCGAGGAGAACGTGGGCAACGAGACGCAGCGCGCCAAGCTCAACGAACTCGTCTACGCCTCGATCTTCAATACGATGGCTCCGCGCAGTGAAGCGCCCAATCGCAAGATGGTGCTCTCCAATACGCCCATGCGGCCGCAGGATCTCATCGCCAAGGCCGAGCACAACCCGGACTACAAGTTCAGAAAGTTCGGCATCCGGGATGAGGCGGGGCGCAGCCGGTGGGAGGAACGCTTCCCCAGCGAGGAGATCGACCGGGAGGAAGCCGCGGCGCGCCGTGAGAATCAGTGGGCCTACTTCGCGCGGGAAAAGCTATGTTGGCTGGTGCCGGACGAAGGCCAGTTCTTCCGCCCCTCTGACCTTCGCTTCTATGAAACACCTCCCGCCAATATGGTCACCGCTTATGCTATTGATCCTGTGCCTCCTCCAAGCGCCGCACAGGTGGCGGGAGGCATGTCGTCGAAGGACTTCGAGGCGCACGTTATCGTCGGAATGACCGCCAATCGCGATGTCTACGTGCTCGAGATGTCCACTTCCCGCAGCCACCATCCGGACTGGTCCGCCAATAAGTTCTTCGAACTCGCCGGGAAATGGAAACCCATCCGCTGCCGCGTGGAAGGCATCGCCTATCAGGCCACGCTCAAGTGGTACCTCGACGAGCAGATGAAGAAGCGCGGCCGCTTCCACGTCGTCGAGATCTACAAGGACCAGCGCGCCAAGCCCATCCGCATCCGGCAATCGCTCGCCGGCCTCGCCTCGAATGGGAAACTCTACGTGCGGCGTGACATGATCGACTGGCTCGCGCAGTGGGAGACCTACCCCGGCTGCGACCATGACGATCTGATGGACGCCACGGCGATGGCCGTATCACTCGTGCTCGAACTCGGCGACGGCATGGGCGACTTCAACGATCTAGCCGGTCAAGGTTCCATGAAACAACTCGAGACCGCGGGCTGGAGGCTCTGCCCATGAAGGAGAACAAATGGATCAGTTAATTCAGTTGATCATTTACATCATCGTGTTCGCCGTCGTTGGCTACGGGCTTTGGTGGGTCTGCGTGAAGTTCGCCCTCCCGCAACCGATTGTTTGGATTGTCGGGGCGATTTTGCTGATCATTCTGCTCTTGTTCGTCAGCCATCAACTCGGCGTCGGAGGCGGGGCGAGGCTCTTCCCACGATGAAAATTCACGCCTATCCGCGTTTACATGCGAATATGAAGTTCCTCTATGGGCCGCACACCTTTACGCTTCCAGGATTTGAAGGGCCTGGAGCCCATGTGGAAGCGCGAGATGACGTGGCCGGAAATCCTGATCCTGTGCGTCGTCCTGGTGGGGATCGTGTACCTGATAATGGAGCTCCGCAAGTGAACAACCTCGATGCCTTTTTGCTGGCGGTCATCGCCCTCTCCTCGATGACTTTTCTTTGGGGGGAACTCTCATGAGAGGCAAGTTTACCGTGCCGTTTGATTCTGAGACTCACCGCGAGATTCTGGACAAAATCCTCCATTTGTTCCAGGGTTCTAGGAATAGAATGTCTTCTCGTCACGAGAAATGGCGGAAATCTGAGGATCTATTTAGGGCTTATTTGCCAGAGACAGAGATGTCCTCGAAGAAGCAGAGAGCGCGGGAACAGGGGTCCGCATCGCAGTTCAGCGAAGTGATACTGCCTTACAGCTACGCCCTTGCGTTGACATCACACACTTACGCGACTAGTGTGTTTCTTGGCCGCGACCCAGTGTGGCAATATCGCGGAAGGCATGGAGAAACTGAGCAAAGTACTCAATGTTTAGAGGCGTTAATCGCATACAATCAGGACATTGGAGACATGGCAGTTAATGAGTATATCTGGCTCATTGATTCGATAAAGTATGGACTCGGGGTAGTTTCCTCCGACTACGTCAAGCGCTCTGAGATCTTCTCCGAGTATGTCCCAATGGCTCCCACCCTCGGTGGGATTGATCTGGGTGCCGATCCCAGTTGGGAGTTGGTTGAGGAGCGGGTCGAGGGGTATTGCGGCAACATCCTGACCAACTGTAGGCCCTACGATTTCTATCCAGATCCCGGCGTCCCCCTCGTTAATTTTCAGGACGGCGAGTTCTGCGGACATACCCTACTCATGGGCATTGACCGTCTCCGCTCGATGAAGAACGAGTGGGATCTGTTTAATCTCGATGAACTCGAAGGCGGCAGTTTTGGCGTGGGCGGCAATGTCATGGCTCCGTCGACTTCCGGTTCGAAAGACAACATGCTTGCTGCCGACAAGATCTGGGATTCGAAAGATCTCAAATCTGGCAAAGTCGGCATCTTCCGGGTAGTGGTGAACGTGATTCCAGCGGAGTGGAAGCTGCCTGGAAAGTACTACCAGAAGTGGGAATTCTACGTCGCCAACAACTCGGTGATCATCAAAGCTTCGCCGCTCGGTTTGCGCCATTGCAAGTTCCCCTATGACGTGATCGCCTGGGAGACCGATGGCTACGACACCTCGACGCGCGGCATGATGGAAGTCACCAAGCCGCTGAACGACGTGATCAACTGGCTCTACAACACGCACATGTTCTCGGTGCGGCGTTCGCTCAACGGCAATCTGATCATCGATCCGGACAGGATCAATGTGAAAGACTTGATCGACGGCGGACCCGGACGGATCGTCCGCATGCGCCCGGGCACAGGCTATGGCACCGACGTGCGGTCTGCCGTCGCTGAACTGATGAACGTCGACCCGACGCGAGGGCATCTCTCGGACACGCAGTTCACCGAAGGGCTGATGCAGCAGATCACCGGGTCGAATGATTCCCTCATGGGTTCGCTCGGGCGTGGGCGAAAAACGGCTACCGAAGTACGCACCGCCGCCGCGCAGGGGGCGAACCGCATGAAGACCTTCTGCGACTTCGCCTCCGCCTTGGGATGGAGCCGCCTATCCCGCAAAATGGTGGCGAACTTACAACAGTTTTACGACCAAGAAAAAATGTTTAGGATTGCGGGGGACTTGATGCAGGGCACCAAGTTCGTCAACGTCGATAAGACCATGATCACGGGCGAATTCGATTACGTGCCCGTCGACGGCACGCTGCCGGTGGACCGGTTCGCGCAAGCAACGCTGTGGAAAGAGATCTTCTCGGTGATCGGGAAGAACCCGCAGATCGCCCAGCAGTACGACATCTCGCGCATCTTCGGGCACATGGCGAGTCTGGCGGGTTTGAAGAACATCACGCAGTTCCGGATCACCCCGGATGAGGCGGCGATGCAGCAGGCGCAGGCCGGAAATCTAGTCCCCGCGGGGCAGGCAATGGGAGGCGAAGGCGGTGGCGGATACCCCGGAACAAGTCCGACAGCAGCGATTGCAAGCATGGTCAACGGAGCTGGCGGAGCACCGCAATGACGTCACCCACCTTGAAGCTCTTGAGCAGCACCCAGGCTGGCGTATATTGCGCCGTGAGCTCGGAGCCATTCTTCGTTATAAGCGCGATGAGCTTGCGACTAAGCCCCTGGTGGGAGAGCAGCTCCAACAATCCGCAATCCTCCAGGGATATTGCGAGGGGCTTGACATGGCCCGGCAGGCTCCCGAGCGCCTCGCCGAAAACTGGCGAAATGCCATCGAAGTACTGAAGCGAGAGATTGAAAATGTGGAAGAAGAGTAGTTTTGATGAAATGAAGTTGGGCCTTCTCTCGATCGAGGGCGAGGGAGGGGGGGCGGATCTTGGCGGTGGAGGCACCTCCGCAGCCCCGCCTTCAGACAGTTCCGCCTCTCCTCCTCCGTCTTCGAGCGCGCCTGGCAAAGAAACTGCGGCCCGCCAGGAGTCAGTGCTCGCCGACATCATGGGCCACGCCCGCGGGCCGGCTGAACCGAAGCCTCCGCAGCCCGTAGTGCCCTCAATCGGGAAAGGGGCTAACGGAGCGCCGCCCGCCGTTGGTGCGCTCAACGCGCAGCAGCAGCGCCCACCGCAGCCGCAGTATCAACAGCCTCAGCCGCAGGTTCAGCAGCAAGCTCCGCAGCAATACGCGCAGCAAGCGCCGCCCATGTCGCAGCAGCAGCAGGCGGCTCAACACGCGCAAGTGCGCGACACGGTGCGCCAGCAGATTGCTTCTTCTTATCAACTCACCCCCGATCGCGCGCTGATGATGGCGACCGAGCCCGAGCGCGTTTTACCGGACATGGCAGCGGACATCACGCTCAATGCCTACGAGGCGACCGTCGCCACGCTCCAGCAGCAGATGCCGCAGATCATTGCCGAGCATCCCCAGATCCGGCAGCAGATGGCGCATGTGGTTCAGTCGACCATCCAGCAGATGTTTGCCGTGCATCAGGCCGAGAACGATTTCTTTACCGTCAACCAGGACTTGCGGCAAGTGCCCAAGCACGAGATCGACAGAATTTCGGCCCTCTACATACAGGCCAACCGCGGTAATCCGGGACTCACCCGGGACATCGCCACCCGGGAGATCGGCATATTGGTACGCAATATGCTCGGCTTGTCTCCCTCCACCAATGCCCCAGCACCTAATGCTCAACAGCCTCCTGCGGCCCAGCCCCAATACCAGAACGGGAACGGCAACATCGTTGCCCGCACCCCGCTCGGTCCCGGCAGCGTTGCCCCTTCACCAACCCCATCCTTCAACGTCTTCGCGGATATGGTGAACCACGCGCGCAACGGCCGTTAGGGCTTAGACCAGGAGAACTTCAATGGCATTTTTCGCAGGCGTTCGCGCCACCGATGACTGGGGCACCGACGAGCGCCCCAAATCTTTCCGGGAGACCATCCTCTTCCTCAACCCCAACGGCAAGTCGCCGCTGTTTGCCCTCACCGAGAAGCTCGGTTCTTCCTCGGTGACTGATCCGCAGTTCTCGTGGTGGAATGAGCGCAACACCGTCATCCGCTTGACGCTGACCGCAGCCGGAGCCACCACTGCCGGCACACTCACGGTGACCGGCGGCGCCCTCGCGCTTCGCCCCAACCAACTCATCAAGGTCGACACGATCGGCACCACCGAGCCGGTGTCCTACGTGGCGGCCAACGTCGAAATTGCTCTTGTATCGTCGGTCACAAACGATACGACGGTGGTGCTCAAGCGCGGCCAGTTTGGAACCACGCCTGTGGCCCTCACCACCGGCGGCACTTTCCTGACCGCGCTCGGCACGGCGTTCGGCGAAGGTTCGACTCGCCCTGCTAGCGTCTCGAACAACCCGACCAAGTACACCAACTACTGCCAGATCTTCCGCACGAATTGGGCCGTTACGGGCACCGCCGATAAGACCTTTGCCCGCACCGGCGATGCCTACAAGAACGACCGGGAGCGCGCGACATTTGCTCACGGCCGCGACATCGAGATGCAGTTCCTGTACGGGCTGGCCTCGGAAGTCGTCGACCCCTCGCCGCAAGCCACCGGCAACCTGACCCGCACCACGGGCGGCCTCCGGAGCTTCATCACTTCGAACGTGACCATCTTCCAATCCAGCACGGGTATTACGACCTCCACATTCATGGATGCGACGTACCCGATTTGGAACTGGGATACCCGCGCCGGCGATCAGAGAATCGCATTCTGTGGCAATGGGTTTTTGAATTCGCTGAACAAACTGGCTAAGACCGATTCGGTCATCAACCAGGACGGCATCGTCAAAATGTTCGGCATGAACCTCAATGTGTGGACCCTGCCGCAGGGGCAGATCGGGTTCAAGACGCACCCGCTCATGAACGTGCACGCGCAGTATACGAATGCAGCCTTCATCCTCGATCCCACGGTTCTGAAGTACCGCTTCCTCCGCGATACCAAGCTGATGGAGGATCAACAGGACAAGGGCACCGACTCGATCATCGACGGCTGGCTCACCGAGTGCGGACTCGAGGTGCTCGCCGAGGAAACCTGCGCCTACATTGGCAATATGGTGGTCATCTAACTCGAAGCCGGGAGACAACTCGCGTGATCTCAGCCAAAGTGTTGGTCGGGTTTCCCACCACAGGCCACTGGTCGGATCAGTTCGGGATGGCCATGTGCAACATGCTCACCCAGACGATGCGCCACGAGCCTCAAATCGAGATGGCGGTCTTGAACCACAAGACCTCCATGCTGTGGGCGGCGCGCCAGCACTTCGGCGAGATGGCGTTGAAGTACTCCTTCACGCACTTACTGTTCATTGACACCGATCAATCGTTCCCGGCCTCTGTTGTCGCGCGGCTGCTCACTCACCAGCGGGCAGTCGTCGCTTGTAACATCGCCACCAAGGTGGATCCGCCGATGGAGACCGCCTGCCTCGGCTTCGACGAGAACGGCAAGCTCATTCCCTGCGAGCGGTCGACCGGACTCGAGAAGGTCTGGCGCGTCGGCACCGGCGTCATGATGATCAAGGCCACGGTGTTTCACGATATTAAAAAGCCGTGGTTCCCGGTGCGCTGGCTCGAGAATGAACAGCGTTGGGTGGGTGAAGATTGGGGGTTCTGCGAGAAGCTCGAAAAAGCAGGCATCCCCATCTGGGTCGATCATGATACGAGCGCCCTGGTCGGCCACTGGGGCAACAAGATGTATTCGCTGCCTCGCTACGAGGAACATAGAGTGGACAATACCACAGTCATTTACGAAGGGCGCGCTGCGGAGGAGGTAACGCATGGGGCTTGAAACAGGCACGGGCATCGGGGATCTGGTCCCCACCAATCCGCTCTCGACCGACGCCGTCTCCTCGGGCGACGACCACATCCGCCTGATCAAGACGGTGATGCAGTCGATCACCTTCTTGAAGGCCGTCCGGGCCTTCCCGGCCACTGCTACGTGGACCCGACCCACCAATGTGAAGTATGTTCTCATCTACTGTCTTGGGGGCGGGGCGGGCGGCGGGGCAGGTGGCACAGGCAGCTTTGGCGGCGGCGGCGGCGGCGGCGGCGGCACCGGGCTAACCTGGCTTTCCGTCGGAGCCATTGCTTCCGCCACGGTCACGATTGGCGCGGGCGGGGCAGGAGGCGTGGGGAGTACGGTCAAAGGCGGGGTCGGGGGCGAAACGACCTTCACTGGTCCCGGTCCCGTCGTCTACTGCCGGGGTGGCGGTGGCCAGATTGGCGCAGCTTATAACAGTGGTGGTCCCCAAACTACCACTAACAATGGAGATGCCACCTTCCCCGGAGGTGCTGGAGAAGATGGCAATCCTCCCGTGGCCGGTGCTGTTTCCAATGGCGGGCAGGGAGGAGGAAACGGTTCCGCTGTGGGAGTGGCGGCCGCTGCGAACAGCGGGGGCGGGGGCGGAGGCGGAGCCTGCAACGCCGCCGTAGCGAATCCTGGTGGGGCCGGAGGCTCGGGCTACTGCATCGTGCTGGAGTTTGGGTGGTAAGCCATGACTCTCGATGATATGAAATCGCTGCTTGCTGGAAGGTTAGGCCAGCGCACCGACATTGACACCATGATCTACTCGGAGATCCGCCAGGCGCAGCGGGTGCTTGAGAAGACCCCGCCCTATCCGTGGTTCCTGCAAAGTCAACAGAACACCGAAGCCTTAGCCGGGGAACAGTGGCTCCAGATGCCGAGCGATTTCATCGAGATGGCCGATGACATTGTTTATATATGCAAGGCCACCACTGACACCAAATACTACGCTCAACCGTTTAAGGTATACGGCGGCTACCAGGAGCATATCCAGACGATGGGCCGGGACGCGCGGGGCAGACCCCGCAATTTCAATCTCCAGGGTCAAAATCCGGCTAACATCCAGTTTTACCCCACTCCCGATATCAGTTACACGGTCCAGTTCTTTTACTATCGGCGGGACACCGAACTATCCGGTCCCAGCAGTACCAATATATGGAGCGTCAAGGGTGAGGACATCCTGATTGCCGAAGCCGGTTGGCATGTGGCGCGCAACATCCGCGACAACGAGGCCGCTACGCTGTTCGGGCAGGACCGCGCCGAGGCCCGCCGCCGCATCGCCCAGGAAACCACCTCGAGGTTAGAGTCCATGCGCCGCGCCGTTGTCGGCTCCGGGGAGGACGCCCTCTTGGGCTACCAGACAGAGGTGGGCATTCCATGATCGTGCCTGTCAATTTCGTCGGCAAGACCGGGTTGATCACAGACCAGCCGCCCTACGATCTGCCGCCCAACTTCTGGTCGGACTGCCGCAACGTGCAATTCGAACTGGGAGGTGTGCAGCGGGCACCCTCCTGGCGTACCTTGATCAACTTCGCCGGCTCGCCCATTCCCTACGGACTCTTCTTCGTCCACGGCCTCGCCGGCCGGTACTGGGTCTACACGGGTCTGCAGCAGGTCATTGCTCTCACTGGCGACACCGTCACCGACATCACCCGCCTCGCCGGTCCCTATACCGGAACCACCCAGGACTTCTGGAATGGCGGGATGTTCAACGATCACCTGATCCTGAACAATGGCGTCGACGTGCCGCAGTACTGGGATCTGCCTAACGCAGCAGCGGATCTAGCCGATCTGCCTAACTGGCCTGCCACGCACAGAGCGAAGGTAATCACGCCTTTCAAGAATTTCCTCGTCGCCCTCGACGTAACGATCTCAGGCGAGCGGGACGACCGGCTGGTCATGTGGTCGCACCCCGCTGACCCGCTGGGAATCCCGCCCTCCTGGGATGTGGCCGACGAGACGCTCGACGCCGGGCAGATCTCGCTCTCCGAAGGCGAGGACCGCATCATCGACGCCCTCCAGGTCGGCAACCAGCTCATGATCATGACCGGCGTGCAGACGTGGGCAATGACTTTTATCGGCGGCCAGGACATCATGGCTTTCCGGCGGGTCTTCAGCGAGATCGGGGCACTGGCGCAAGGCTGCGCCGTCACCTTCCTCAACAAAGTATTCCAGGTGACCGCCGACGACTTCGTCATTCACGATCTCCAGAGCGTCACCAGCATAGGCTACGACCGCACGAAGCGCTGGTTCTTCTCGCAACTGACCGCCACCTCTTACGACAAAGTGCGCGTCGTCCGGAAGATGAATGCCAAGGAAGTCTGGATCTGCTTTCCCACCGGCGGGACGGAGGCCACCAACCGCGCCCTTGTATGGAATTGGCAGTTCGACACCTGGGCGATCCGCGACCTCGAAGACAACAACCACGCCATTGCCGCCGGTCCCAGCAAGTCCACGCCGAGCACCAACTCCTGGGCCTCGGTGGTAGGCACCTGGGCCGCACAAGATCCCATCACCTGGGAATACAACATCTACGAGCGGGCCTCCGAGGGCTTGGCGCTGGCGTCGACTGCGCTCCGCCTCCGGGTCAATGGGGAAACCGTGGATGTGGGGGATGCTTCCGTGAACTACGTCGAGCGCATCGGCGTGGCGGTGAAGGGGACGTCGCGCGGCGAGATCGTCATCGACCACGGGCGCCTGGCGGTGATGCGCGAGATCTGGCCCAAGTTCGTGTGTGACGACGGCATCACCTTCTCGATCACCATAGGTTTCTCGATGGGCCGCAAGGCTCCGGTCTCGTGGCAGCCGGCGCAACTGTTCACGCAGGGCCAGACCGTAAAGCTCGGCTTCTTCGGCACGTTCCGGTATCTTTCCTATCGCGTGCAATGCTTCCACGAGGGCGTCAACTGGAAACTCATCGGCTTTGACTTAGACCTCGAGCCGACAGCGAGCCTATGACATGCCACTAGACCGGCCGCTCCCCGACGATACCCGCGAAGGGCTGAAGATGCTGTGGAGCGTGGCCGAGGACCAGCAGATCGATATCAACCGGCACCGCGATTCTATTCACAAGGTCTGGCATGTGGCACCAGCTAAGCCGCGGGAGGGCATGCTAGCCTACGCCGATGGCACTGACTGGAACCCGGGAGCGGGGGCCGGGTACTACGTTTATTACGCCGGCGCGTGGCACGCGATGAGCGGTGGCGGAGGAGGTGGTGGCGGCTATACCATCGTCCAGGACGAAGGCGTTGCCCTCACCACGAGAACGATCCTCAACTTCGTGGGCGCAGGCGTCACGGCCACAGACGACGGCACGCGCACGGTGGTGACGATTCCCGGCGGCGGTGGTGCTGGGGCAGTCACGAGCGTCTTCACGCGCATTGGAGATGTCATTGCGGCGAGTGGAGATTACACGGCCGCGCAAGTGACTAACGCCGTCTCCATTCTCGGATCGTATGCCAATCCTGGCTGGATCACGAGTCTGGCTTACTCGAAGTTGACCGGCGTACCTACTACTTTCACGCCTGCGGCGCACGTTCATGCTGCTGCCGATACCACTTCTGGCATCTTCGCAGTAGCACGTCTTGGGTCAGGTACACCCAGCGCGAGTAACTGGCTCAGAGGCGATGGAGCCTGGACTGCCCTGCCGGCCAGTGCCGTCACCAGCGTGTTCACCAGGACCGGGGCTGTCATCGCAGCGAGCGGCGACTACACTGCCGCTCAAGTCACCAACGCGGTGTCGGTCCTCGGCAGTTATCCCGATCCGGCCTGGATCACTTCGCTCGCCTATGCCAAAATCACGGGTGCTCCGGCGGCGGGCGTGCCCACTTCGAGGCAAGTGATCGCAGGGACCGGCCTGTCCGGCGGCGGCGCACTTACCGCGGATGTTACTTTGAACGCACTGCCCATGATCGCCAGCGGCGCGTCCGGTCGTGGCGGTACCGTGCCTACTCCCGGCACCACCGCTGGGATCACTAAGTACCTCCGCGAAGACGCCTCCTGGGCCGCTCCGCCCGGCACTTCCCAAACGCCCTGGCTGAGCAACATCGAAGGCGCCGCGTTCAACCTGAATAATGTGGGGCAGGTTCAGACTAACTATATCCATTTGCCCTTCAGTGCCGCGCCGGCTTGGGACACCGCTTCCCGTCTCTGGGCCGAGGGTGGTTTCGGCACGCGCTACGACGGCTACAATCACGGCTTCGACGTTGGCGGGACTCGTACCCGTGCTGTGACCATTCAGAGCACCGGCAATGTGGGTATCGGTACAGCCGGGCCTGCCTACCAGTTGCAATTATCGACAGATAGCGCGGCAAAACCCACCACTTCGGCTTGGACAATAGCGTCAGATGCGCGCGTGAAGCGCGACGTGAAAGATCTTCAGGGCGGGCTGGACATCATCGCTCAGTTGCGCCCAATCGAAGCCACTTACAATGGCCTCGCCGGTACGCCCGAAGGGACGCGCGTTCTAAGCTTCATCGCGCAGGAAATTGAACAGGTGTTGCCGGGAACAGTATCCAAGAGCCTTGGTAAGCTCTCTCCGGACGATCCCGAGGAGGTCGAAATACTCGGTGTCAACATTCATGAATGCCTAATGCACGCCATTCTTGCCATCAAACAACTGAAGGCGAAAGTCGAGGCACTTGAAGCGGCGGCGGCTACACCATGACACTTGAAGAAACGCCTATCATCGAAGCTCCGGTGGTCGCCAAGCAGCTTGCCCCGCGCAAGTTGCAAGTTACCCGGCTCAGTTCTGAGATGGCGATTGAGCTAAGCCGTCAGCTTCCTCTTCGCGCGATAGATGCGGTCCCACTGGCGGTGACATTCCCGGCAGTGGCGAGATCCGTTTTTTTGGATGTAGGTGTTAGCGGCATCAAGGGCATGGCCGTGAACGCAGTGAGTTTTGTCTCGGTTCCAAATCCCGCCCTGCCAGTGATAGCTCTGGCGTTTACACTCCCGGCAGACCCTTTCCCCAGATCCGTTGATATGGGTGTTGGCAGCATCATAGGCATGACCCTTCGAGCAGTGTTTTCTCTCGCGCCAGTAGTTTATGCCCCGGCGAATATTCTCCGCCATCGTGACTGGTTCCAAGTGTGCAGGGTTTACGCACCGGCGGTTTCGGCACAAGTGATCGAGCTGCAAGCCTTCAGGAATAGCACCGACGAGGTGTTCGTACACCAGCCGATGCGCCTTGTAGGGCTTATATCGCCAGATACAACTGCCGTATCCCTTGCTGGTCGCGCCAACCCAAAGCCAGCATTGGCCCGGTTGTCTATCGGGGACGTGTTTTGCGATAAGATCGTCAACCGTCTTGTAGCGGTAGATAGAATTGGCTTCAGGCATTCGGGAAACTCATCCTTTCCTGACTGTCGAGCGGATGGGTGTTTGCCGCATCCATCCGCTCACTCATTTAACCATGAATACTGAACAAGTTCTGGAAGAAATCTCGCCGCTTCCGATAGCCAAACAGTTGGCCCCCCGGCGAATCCAGGTTACGCGCCTCAATTCAGAGATGGCCATCGAGCCTGCGGTGTTCGTGAGATTGACGCCCTACTTCGCCGAAGCCCTCAAACATTGCCACGGAGAGTTAAGCGAAAGCTCGATTAAGGCGTACATCGCTGCCGACAAAATGCAGGTGTGGGTAGCGTTGGCTGGCGACGGGGCTGAACTCCTTGGTGTGATTCTAACCGAGTGTACTGAGTACCCCTGTTTGAGGGTTTTGCGAATCGTGCTCCTTCAGGGGATTTCCTTCCGGGACTGGGGCGGTCACGCTCGCGTGGCCCTTGAGGCTTACGCCCGCGAGAACCAATGTGAGCGATTGGAAGCTAGTGGCAGGAAAGGTCTCACCAGACTTTTGGCCCCGCTCGGATTTGAACCTGCTTACGTAACCTTAATCATGGAAGTGAGGAATCATAATGGGAAAATCCGCAGGCGGTAACGTCGCAACCTCAACGACTAACTACCCAAGCTTCCAACAACCGGCATTGAAGCAGTTTGTTGATGAAAGCACGCGATTGTATCAGCAGGGTGGACCGAAGCTGAGTCCCGAACCACGGGTTGCTGATTTTAATCAAGACGAACTCTCGGCGTTGCGGCAGACCGGCGCTGCGGCCACCCCGGCGCAGTACCTCGCTGAACTCGGGACGAAGAGCGCGGAGTTCAACCTCGGAGCGGGGCGGGATCCGGCGACGAACCCGTACCTGAAGAATGCGATCTCGGCGGCCGTGGCACCCATCGGCGATCAGTTGCTGACGCGGGCGCTGCCGGCCATCCGGCACCAGGGGATTGCCAGCGGCGGCTATGGCGGCTCGAGGCAGTCGATCGGGGAGGCGCAGGCGGTGCGCGATGCCGAGCGCGTGGCGGGAGAAGTGTCGTCTGGTTTGGCGAACCAGGGCTATCTGTCTGCTCAGCAGCAGGCGATGCAGACGATGCAGAACATCCCGCAGTTGCAGGCGAATCTCACGGCGCCGGGGCAGATCACGGGCGCGGTGGGCGCGCAGATCCGGGCGCAGGAGGAAGCGCAGCGGAACGAGAATGCCAACCGGTACGAGTATGAGCAGCGGTTACCGTATGAGAATCTGCTGAATTATGGCAACCTGATCCGTCAGCCGTTCGGGGCCGAGGCGGTGTCAGAGGTGAAGGTGCCGCAGCCGAGTACGGCGTCAGCCATCATCGGCGCCGGGCTGAGTATTCCGGCTTTGCTGCAGATCATCGAGCAGATGCGTAAACAGGGAACCACCGCCGGGACTCCGCCGATCGTACCGACTGGCACCACGGTAGGCACACCTCCTGGCGGCACCAGCAACTTCTTCGGGTAAGGAGACTGACATGGAATACATTGGCAACCGACCGCCAGGCAATACCGGGGGCTACAATCCGTATGGGGATGGCGGCTATTGGTGGAACTATAACAATCCTTACGGTGCTTACGATCCCTACGGCTACAACACGCCAGTCACCTCCTGGGAGGATCAGATAGCGCAATCGGGGGGCACGGCTCCGACGACGCCCAACGAGGGGCAGACCACCGAGACGCCCGGAGGAACCGGTCCGGCGGGGTTTGATCCTGGCACAGGTAATCCGACTTATACCACTGAGGTCATCGGTGATACGGATCCTCTCCAATACCTTGGATACACACCGAACTACGACGTAAACCAGTACCTCTCGTCCTTGCCCGGAGGAAGCGGGTTCTATCCCAGCGGTGGCGGCAGTGGCGGCGGCGGGAACCCCACTTTCACGACAGATGTCACCGGATTCACCGATCCGAGTTACCCGTTTCCCGGCGAGTATAAGGTCGAGGACTATGATCCGAATCCTCCGCCGTACAAGTTTGAGACGACGACTTGGGATACCACTGATCCGGATGATCCGATTAAACGCGGCGATTACAAGACCTACTGGGATTTGCCGCAGACCAAAGGCGACTACAAGACCTATTGGGATTTCCCGCAGACCGGAGGTGGATACGAGATAGGTGATACGTTCCAACCCGCGAAGCCGAATCCGCCCGTTGTCATTGGCGACTCGTGGCCGAAGACGCCTCCCGACATACACGGGCCGGTGCTCACCACGCCGGATCGGACTAAGCCGACCCAGCCGCCCCCGCCACAGACGCAGACCGGAGGCAAACAGCAGCAGCAGCAGCCGGGAGTGGGCAAGCTCCTCGCCGCGCTGCCCATGCTCGCCGCGTTCCAGGGCGGCACCACCACCACGCCCGCGCCCTACGCGCACCTCGGTCCGCACACCCCCGTCGCCCCCGTCTTCAAGCCGCAAGCGCGCGGCAACCCCATTCCCTCGATCGGTCAGCTTCTCGCAGGAGTCAGATAAATGCCAGCCGTACCACCCATTAATCCGCAATTGCTGATGGCTCTCGCGCAGAAGTTCGGAGGCATCGCTCCGGTAGTCAATCCTGGGTTCGGCACGCCGGGGATCAACCCGAACGCCCGCACTCCTCCTGGATATGGAGGCGGCGGCATGGCCCAACGTGGCGAGGTGCTCGGCAGGCCCACGATGCCTACTCCGGGTGCGCCGCGCACGATGCCGCCGTCGCTCGGTGAGACTCTCGGGACTGTTACTCCAAAACCGGCAGGGAAGAGGGGCGCTAAAACGACTTACGATCCGGACGGAGGTTATACAGAGGAAGATAACGATGGGACTAAGCGCGTCTTCGACAAAGACAACAAGTTGATTGATACGATTATTCCTCCTGGAAGTCCCGGTGCGGGCACATGGCAGCCGCCTGCTGAGGCTAAGAAACCAGGTATCTGGGATAGGTTGACTGACCCCAGCTTAGCCGGTATTGCGCTGGCGGCAGGGCAGCAGATGACCCGTGCTAGATACCCCGGAGAGAGCGGCATTGGTAACGCCGTTAACGCAGTAACTGCTGGGTATAACACGCTCGCGCAGCAGCGGCAAATGCAGGTTGCCCGTGAGTTAGCAGAACGTGAGTGGCAGGCCAAGCAGGCCAAGGCTCAACAGGATAAGTTGGAGAGCGAAGCCAAAATCGGAGACTATAAGAGCCAGGGCGAGCGCAGGGAAGCCCAGAGCGCGGACGAGCGAAGGAAGGCCAGACAGGCTGCTGCTCAGGCTTCGTTAGACCAAGCCGAAAGGGATAGAGCGGCAGGATTCAAGGGGAGAGAAGTTGCGACCGGCGAGAAGAACGCCGCCTCGCTTGAGACTTCCCGACAAGAGACAGCCAGACAGGCTGATTTGGATTACAACCTCGCTGTGAGAAAAGTCGCTAACGACGAGGCGGAATTCCAAGCCCTTCAAAAACGCAACGCTAGTCTCGATGATCTTGCTAGGCAGAAGCTTAAAGTCGACCAAGGTCATCTGGCTGTGGCGCAGGCTAACTCTGCGAGGATGGCCGCCAAGGAGGGTAACGAGAAACTCCTGCCCTTCATGAAAGAAGCGGGTGACAGTATATACGGTCAGGAGCGGAACAACATGCAAGCCGCTTACAACGCTGGCAAGCCCTATCAGCCGATCGATCCGGCGGAACAGGAGAGGCAGGTATATTCCCTCGCCATGCGTAACTATGCCCGAGCGCAAGCGGCACAAGGGAAGCCGATACCACCAAAAGATCCTCCAGCTTGGGCCAATCCAAAGACGGACGGATACGATCCCATAACCGGAGAAGTCTGGAGGGCGGGTCCGGATGGTAAGTGGCAGGTTGTGCCGCCACCCCGTAAGTAAGGATTCTCAATGAGCAGCCGAGCTTTTCCCATGCCGCCTGGAGTTATTCCAATAAGCGGCGTCTCCGTGAGTGCTCCTGCCGGGGTAAGTAGAGCACCCCTACCCATGCCGCCGGGAGTCATTCCCGTGGGGGTTGCTCCCACTGCTGCTCAACCTATGCCCACTGGCGTGGTGCCGGTGGGCCAAGCTCCGTCGGCAACGGCGGTATCCCCGGCGGTTGCAACAGGGGGGCTTCCTCAACAGAGTCCCTCTGCGCCTGTCTTTGGTGCGCCTGCGCCTCGCGTCAGCGGCGTGCCTCAACTCACCGTGGCACGTCCTCAGTATGTGACCTCGTCAGTGGGTCCGGATGGACGCACGACGATAACCACCAGGACTCCAGTAGTGCCTCCGCCTCCGTTGCCTCCGGGATTGGCACCTGGTGGGCCTGAGCCTGCACCCGCCAACTTACCCGACATCATGCGGCAGGCGGTCAATACGGGAGTCAGGGCATCCGTTGGTCCGGGTGCGGTCCTAGGGGCGCAGGGCGCGGCGGCGAGTCTGAAAGACTTGCCCAACAATGCCATTGCCACCCTCCAAGCCTTAGTCGCGACACAGGAAAACGCCAAGGCGAGTTTAGTCAAAGACAAATACAAGAAAAAGAAACCTCTCTCCGAGGATATTGGCGAACTCAAGAAGCCGTGGATCACCGATCCGACGTTCCGGAGTTACATGGATTATGAGGGGCCAACCCACGAGGACGTGGCGACGGGTAAGTCCACGATCATGGACTACGCCGGGTTCAGGCTGGGTAAGATGTTCGGCCCGATGGCCTTCACGGTAGCGGGCACAATCGCCGGTGGTCCCCTTGGCGGTTTCGTGGCGAGCGCCACCAACGATATCGGGCAACGCTACAACGAGATGGAAAAGCTCGGCGTCAAAGCGCCCGGCTCCTCTGTGGGAGTCGGTGCTTTCATCGCTGCTCTCAACAGCGTTGCTCCCTTCCTCGCCATGCGAGGTATCACCAAGGGGTTTCTCGCAACGGCTAGTGTCGGTTCCATCACCGAGTTGGTGCAGGAGATCATGGCGATCCTGCATGAGAAGTACTACAACATCCCGCAGACCGACACGTTCTGGCGGCTATTCGAGACATTCCTTTTCAGCTTCCTGATGGAGGGCGGCGGGCATCTGGCGCATCGCCCGGAGAAGCCCTCACCGATGACCAAGCGGACGATGAACTTCGACGCCTACAACGCGAAAGCCGCGCCCCCGGTTCAGTTCATCATCCAACCTGCCACCGGAGTGCCGCCTAAGGATCTCAGTCCTGGGGGAGGTGCAGCCCGTAGATCCGCTGAAGCCTTCGGCCCGCCGATACCGACGCCGCCACCGGGTCCGGCTGAAGAATCCGCCGAGGTGTTCCGCACCCGGCAACTCCAGGACTTCAACTACAGTGGTCGCCCGGTGCCACCGCTTCCGCCGCTTCCTTACGCACCGACTCCCCCCGGAACAGGCATGATTCCCTCGGCCCGTGCATCAGCCGAAGCCTTCGGGTTAACGGGTCCGACGCAGACGCCTGCCCCGGGAACGAGTCCTGCCGAGCAGTCGGCGCAGGTATTCCAAAGGCAGAGCCAGGAGCAGCGGCGCGCCGGCGTGATCCCGCAGGAGAGGGTGGTGGACCCGGCTGCCGTGTTGCTTGGCGATGCGCGGGAAGAGATAAGTCGCCGGTTGTCGATGCGGGGTGACCCGGTGCATCCCAACGACCCGCAGGTGCACGAGCTTCTGTGGGAGTGGCTGGGATCGGAAGACCCGCAGGCTGTGGACATCCGGCAGAAGCTGATCGAGGTTTGGGAGACTACCCCCGAACCGGCACCATCGGTAGCCGCACCGGAACCTGCGCCGACGAGAGCGGATCTGCTGACGTGGGCGAAGAGCGTGGAAGAGGCACAGGGGCGAACGCCGGAGCCGCGCTTCCACGATATCGGAGCTGTTCGGCCGGGCGTCAATGTCCAGCCTCCGCAGCCAGTGGCACCTCCCTCTGCGGCAGCACCTGGGCCAAACATCAACGTGCCCGAGTACCGGGCATGGCTCGCCCAACAGGGCATCTCGACGGACGAGCAGGGAAACATCGACTGGAGTAGGCCGACAACCCTGAAGCCTGAGGCTCCCGATGCCGACATGGTGGTAGATACCCCGACCGGCCCTCAGCCTGCGCGCAGCGAGGATGTGTTCGTTGACAGTACTCTCCAGGCTGCGGGGGTCGAGGAACCTGTGCCTCAGAGTACGCTCGACAAGTGGGATGCCGAAGGCAAAGCAGCCGACGAAGAACTCCGCAAGATGGGTCTCTTCACCGGCGGACGGGCTTCGATGGGCGCCTTCCTCGATCCGAAAGTCATCAGCAAGATGGCGCTCTCGATCCGGGGCGACGTGGCCCGTGGATTGATTCATGTTGGGAATTTCGTCGAGGCGATCGTGGCCAAGTACGGTCCGCAGGTGCGGATGGCGGCGATAGACATATTCCAGGAGGCGGAGAAGATTGTCGAAGCGGAGAGGCGTGCAGGAATGCCCGCTGCTGCGCCGCCACCGCCGAAACCCGGCATGACTCGGATGTATAGCGGAGGCGCGAAGGACGTGCCCATCGACGGGCCTCGCTGGTTTTCCAGTGATCCCGTCTATGCTCAGGCTTACGCTGATAAGCAGGTGGCGGGTAACGGCGGTGTCTACTACGTCGACATCCCGACCAACCACCCGCTCATCGAGGCTGACTACCCGGAGCAATCGATTGCTGCTGGGTTCCACCAGAACCGCGAGCTTCCTGCTGACATCTCGATGAAGGCTCGGCTGATGCCCTCTGCTGCACCGCCAGTTAGCCCAGGAGCGCCCGCTGCCCGTCCGGCGTCCGTCACAGCCACCCAGCCCACCGGCTCGCTACAGGGCCAGCCAGCGCAGGTTTCCGGGCAGCCTCCCCCACTGCCGGGTCAGGCCCGGGTGGAACCGCCCCCGCTGCCTCCGTTGGGCGCGATGCCCGATGCCACCAACCCGAACCTTCCTCCCGCAGACCGCTTCAAAGATTCGGTCAAAAGCTTCGGAAGGTTGCAGCGCCTCCTCACCCAGTTCCGCTGGGCGGCCTGGAAATTCAAGGACTTCGCTCCCATCCAGGCGATGCTCAAGGCCAAGGACCGGCTGGAGATAGAAGTCTTCCGGTGGAAGGACCGGGGCGGGGAGATCGCCAAGGCATGGCGCAATCTCGGATCGGAGCAGGCGCAAGCCGTCAGCGATCTGGCCTTTGCCGCCACCAAGGCGAGCGACACGTTTCAACGCAAGCTCTCTCCCGAGGAACTGGCCCGTACCGGCGACCTCTACGGCGTCAGCGAAAAGGGCTACGAGGTCTACCACCAGATCCAGCAGTTCTTCCATGACTCCTGGGAAGCGCTGCGGCAGGCGACGATCTCCGAACTCCAGCGCGAGATCTCCGACCCGGATGCACTTGCCAAAGCCACCGCCGAGATCAACGCGCAGTTCGACGAGAAGATGCGCGGAAACTATTTTCCTCTGGATCGCTTCGGCCAGTGGATGGTCGTAGCCAAGAGGCGCGATGCCAACGGCAAACTGCAAGTCGATCAGGTCGAGCACCTCCCGACCGAGCACGCCGCCAAGGATGCGGCCAGGGCTATGGAGGAGCGCTACCGGGACGAAGGGATTACCATCGAACCCGGCGGCATCAGGATCATGGAGAATACCACCGCCGAGGCGCGGGATGCCGGGTATCTTCCGCCTGCCGTCACCAGGAAACTGGCCGGCAAACTCGCGGCGGATCTCAACCTGACCGCCGAGCAGCGTGCCACGTTCGAAGCGGCGTTCGACCAGATCATCGCGGCCTCGATGAACCAGCGCTCCTTCTTCTCCCGCCTGAACCGCCGCAAGGGAACCAAGGGCTTCAGCCGGGACGCGCAGCGCGCCTTCTCCGCCTACGTCTCCTCGATTGCCAATCACATCGGGCGGACGGAGCAGCGCGGGAACCTCGAGCAGTCCGTACTCGATGCGGAAAAGTGGCGCAACGAGATGGTGAGCGGCAGCAACGTCATCGTCGACACCTCGCACGTCAACCGCCTGACCGACCTGATGAAGGACACCAAGACCGCCCTTCTCAATCCGAAGGTGCAGAACAACTCGATCGTCGGCGCCGCCGCTACCTGGTTCCTCGGCTTCGGTCCCGTGCAGATCTACCAGAACTTCGTCCAGGTGCTCAACGTCGCTCAGGTGTTGTCGGCCGAGGTCGGCATGCCCAGAGCCGCTTGGGAAATCACGCGGGCGATGCATGATGTGACCAAGGTCTACACCAAGCGGGCCTATGACCGGACTAGCCACAAGGTGCGGATGAAGCTGCGCGGTGGCGGCGAGTACGAAACCTACCAGGAGAACTACACCGGTGGCCTCTCCGAAGAGGACTGGGCAGTGCTGCAACGGGGCCGGGGCGAAGGGCTGACCGGCGACAGCAACGCCCACCAGATCGCCGGCCTCGCCAACATCTCCACCTTCGAGCAGGGACTCACCGGCATCTTCGGCCTCCATCCCCTCGGCTTCGGCAAGGAGGGGGGAACCGACGTGCAGGGCGTGGGCCGGGGGATAGACAAGCTCTTCAAGACGTTCGGCGAATGGAGTCTGGCCGGCCACCAGTGGAGCGAGGAGTGGACCCGGCGTGTCGGTCTCCTGGCTGGCTCCCGGGCCTTCGCCAAGCAAGGCCACCCCGATCCCTACATGGCAGCCAGGGATGTGGTGCTCAAGGCGCAGGGGAGCCATGAGCCTTCGAACCGTTCCATGCTCCAGCGCGGGCTGGCGATACCGCTCATCTTCAAAAGTTTCCTGATGAATAACATCTGGCTTCAGACGCAGAGCCAGGCCAAGAAGAAGTTATTCATCACGCAGTTATTTCTCGGCGGCCTCCGGGGTTTCTTGGGAGCCGCACCCCTCATGGCTCTGATCAATGCGCTCGGCACCTGGTTCCGGAAGTGGATGGGTACGAAGGATCCCTACCTCGACATCCAGCAGACGGTCCGAGAACTGATCGCCCGGTCCACGAGTGAGGAAGTGGCCGACTATGCCATCAACGGTGCGAATAGCAAGATCGGCCCGTACGATTTGAAAGACGCCTTCAGCCAGGCGGATCCCATCCCGGGCGTAGACGAGGTCATCAAGATGTTCGGCGGCAGGATGAACGCCAAGACAGGGTTCTGGAATATAGGCGAGGAAGTGGGTGGCCCGTGGGGCGGCCAACTCATGACTGCCATGAAGGCTGCCGTCGAAGGCGGCCCGGTGTCGGAGCAAGTCTTCAAGGCGCTCGTGCCGGCTTGGATGGCGAGAGCGGAGCGGGCGAGGGAAACCTTGCGCGACAAGCAGATCAGCAGCGCCAGCGGCGAGAAGGTCGTCGGCATCGACACATCCAATCCCTCGCATGTCGCCGAGGTGGTGGGCGTGGCGCTCGGTGCCCGGTCCGGCCGCGCGGCCAAGGCGCAGGAGCAGCAGTATGCCAATGCGGAATTGTCGATCTACTACAACGGGCTGCTCGACGGGATGCAGCGCAAATATAATGCCGCCTATAGCCGGACGGGCAACCCGGAGGAACGGGCGCTAGTCCACGAGGAGATCGCCAAGATCAACAAGATTCTGCCGCAGAGTTTCGAGCGCACTCTGGGGACGTATCACCGAAGCTTCATGATGCGCGACAAGAAACAGAATCTCGAGGAGAGCGGCACGCCTGCCGGTCCGCATCGGCAGCGCCAATTCATGCGGGATCGCCTGAAGGGTCTCTACCCTGACACGTATCCGATGCCGCGCTAACTCGGCAGCGAGTCTTTTGGTTGTGCTCCGAGCCAGCGCACCGCGCGGCCGGTGGCGGTGTGTGTTTCGCAAACCATGCCGGCGTCTTCAAGCTGCTTCAGGATTTGTATAAAAGTCCGCCAGTCCATTTTGTTTTTGAACCGAGCGTAGAGATCGACTTGGTTTACAGAGCCATACCGGCGTAGAACTTCTTCGACCCGGATCGCAGGACGAAGTTCCTCATTGAGACCGGCGATGGCTACCGGCATGGTTCTCTCCGTTGTCTCGAGCATCATGATGGCTTCATCCAAATGCCGGGACTCGATGATCAGCGAATTGTTTTCAGCCGCACTCAACGACATCGCGAGCTTATGCATGTGAGCCTGGCGCCTATTTAAATAACCGGAAAAATGTTCTGGGGGCAGACCCACTGGAGGCAGCTTCGATGATTGCTCGTACCAGGATTCGCCGCGCGCATACGCTTCTTCGCTGAGGGTGAACTCGCCTTGCAGTTTCGAGATGGCAACCAGATCCTCGGTGAGCTTCGGTCCCATCTTCCACACCTCGCCGAGTCCCTGCTGCAAACTCGCGCGCCGCGGGTAGGCCACCAGGTTCTGCTTCGCTTCGGCATACACGAGTACGCAGCGGCTGGTGAACCCGCCGCCGATCAGCGCGGGGGGCAGATGCTCCGATATCCAGGATGGCGTTGCGCCGGCCAGAAGGTTAAGCTGCGGCCGCATCACCTCCAGCAATCCTTCGCCCCTCGTCGACTTCGAGAAGTTCTGCCCGCCGTCTCCGCCCCACAATTTCGTGAGACTCGACATCAGCTTGTTGTCGCGTGGGTTCAAGAAAGTACCCAGCTCATCGACGGCATACGTTATCGAGGAGTGGCGGCGCTGCGTGCCCTTGCCGCGGGTGACGGTGGTGGCGAGCAGCTCGTCGATCATCGCTTGCCACGTCAGGGTGTCGGACCCGAAGTGAATTCCCTTCACCTGGCGCAGCAGGTTCATGCCGGAGTGAATGGCGCTCGACTTGCCGCAGCCGCTGGGTCCGACGAGGATGATGTACGAAGTGGGAGTCCACTCGAATAAACCCATTCCCAGATACACCTTCCCCTGCAAGGCGGCCGCGATGGTACTCACCCCAACCCAGTAATTGAAAATGGCGGGCGGTTCTGTCGCCGCGGTGTAACTCATGTACGCCTTGAGCCAGTTCTCAAAGTGCCTGGCCATCGATCTCCTCCACGGTGAAGACTTTGGCGAGCGGCACGAACTGGTGCGGCGTGATGATGCCGCCCTGCTGTACGATGCGCTCGAGCGTAGAGGAGAACGGGCCGCGCACGTTGAGGCGCATGATGCGGATCTGGATTTCGTTCTCGCCATCATGGTAGCCGTGGCAGACGACTCTGATCCAGATCATGGGCGGCGGGAAGATCTGCCACCACAGGAGGAGAAGCCAGTCAGGCAGCACTCTTGCCCTTCCCTTTCGCGACGGGCGCGAGCACGGTGGTTGCCTCGAAGTGGCTGCAGGTGTCGATAGCGAACTGCGCAGGGTACTCCCAGCTACCGGCCCAGACCCGCGGGTTGAGGGTGCAAATTCCGACGTCGGTGTTGCGAGCTGACCAGTTGCTGCAGTTCCGGCAGATCTTGTCCATCACTTCGCCTCCTCGCGCGGCTGATACCGGCTGCACCAATCTTCGTCGTAGGTGAGAGGCCAGCCCCAGTACGATTCGTCTCCGCCGTTATTCCTCGGCGGAAGGATGCGGCACCAGCCGGTGTTGCGCTCCGCTTTCTTGAAGCTCTTCCGATCCCACCATTGGCAGGTACAGCAGGCCCGCTCGATGTTCATTCGGCCATGCCCCTTGCTGCGATGCGCGACATGATCGCCTGCTCGGAGTCGCCCGCTTTTCTCCAAAGCTCCACGTCCTCGAGCGTGACGTGCACGTAGGGGTAGCCGTGGTCGTCGGGGCCGCCGAGGTGCAGGGCGGCCGGATACCCGCAGACCAAGCACTTCGACACGTACTTCACCGGGCCGATGCCCTCTATCTGGCAGATGGTGCATCGCCACTTGCCCGGTTCCAGGTTCTCCCACTCGTGCAGATGCTCTTTCGCTTCACCGGAATTTTCCGGGGATTTCGGAGTCTCTTCTGCCATGTGCTTCTCCGTAATTAGTTTTTTGCCTCGGCCCTTCCACGACCGGTGCCGGTGCATGTCGGTGTGACAGTCTCTGCAATAGAGCTTCACGTCCTCGGGTAATTCGTGGCCCATCCTCGCATAGTTGATGTGGTGTAGCTCCAGTTGCTTACCGAATTTCCCGCAGCGTTCGCACATCGTACCCCGCTCGGCGAGGATGTTGACCTTGAACAGCCGCCACTTCTGGGAGCGGAGGTGGTTCATGTAGCGCTTGTACCACTGGTCGGGAACCACCTTTAACTGTTGGCGAAGGCGCTTGCGCTGGCGTGGATTCAGCTTCTTCCGCTTGGGCTTAAGCGGCGGCGCGGTGAACTGTGCCGCAGGCATGCGGTCGTAGGCGTCAACGTCGCTCACAATTTTCCGCTTGGGCATACGAGTTTAGGTGTATACTTCTGAGGTCATCGGAAGGTGGCGCGCTCTGGTAGGCGCAGCCGTGATATGAGGCATAAATCTCAGCATCAGCGTGGAACAGTCAATGACAGGACATAGCCTGCGTCGACCGGTGTATCCTAACAGACCACGTAAAGCGTCTCTGCGGAGTGTACGCCGTATTTTGATACGGCAGAAGGACCGGTCGGCCTGAAATGGTCGGACGGTGCGGGTCCAAGTCCCAGCACCGGTGCATCCCCGAGAGGAACTCTTCCCCGGCGCAGAGGAATTCGGACAGGTTGGTGGCATACCCAAGATCGAAGCCACCTGCGGAAAGCGACGGATGAAACCGTGGGTTATCGCGATCGGGACCGGGTGGTAGGTCCCGGTGCGTCTGCTCGGGAATCTCCATAGGTTATGTGTTAAGATCGGACTGCGCTCAACGGCGCACCTACTAGACAGATCGGGCCACTCGTTACTTAGGTAGCAAGTGGCCCGACGAGTTTCAGGGCAAGCGAAGCGCGCAGTCAGAGCAAGCGAAGCGCGCAGCAAAGATAACCTCGCCCCGCGAGGCATGGCCGCACCGGCCATATACCATGCACCTCTGTGAAGCATAGGAATTGAGGGCAGAAAGAAGTGCGCGGCGTCGAAGACGCGAGCGTACAAGGCTAACTGCTTAAGCAACATCTCATACCTTCCGCAGGTTCTTGAACCAGCCGCGCCAGGTCCAGCGGGGATGGATGCCAAGGAAGGAAAGCGGGTAGCAGAAGCCGTAGGTATCATTGCCTTCGCCGAACTCCATGCCGTGGGAAAGGACGAACCCCCAGCCGCCTTCGTTGATCGAGAACCGGAACGGATTGCGGCGGATGTAGGTCACTCCCCTCATCGCTCCGGGCGCTCGACTTTCCATGCGATCCCGCGCAAGGCTTCCCGAGCCTGCCCGCTGATATGACTCTCGGCATGTGAGAGGGTGTGCCAGGCAGGTGTAAATCCCTGCTCTTCATACACTTTGAGAAGCGCCACCTCAATGATGTCCCGCGCGTCCATCAAATCGGTATAAGACATTGGCCGCCTAGCAACACCGCCGACCCAGATCGCACTTCACGCAGCGCGGGTAGGTGGTGAGGGTGACCTCGGCGAGCCTGCCGCACACCTCGCACGGCGGCGGCGCGAGGCAGACCTGCGCTTCCTTCCGCCACTGGTCCCCAGCATGGCAGCCGCAGGGGGCCTGCCACTTCCAGATATCTTCGAAGCGAACGCGCGCCGGTCTACCTACGAGTGAGACGATGCCGGTGTTTCGGCATAGTTCGCATGGTCTCCCCGTGATCTTCTCCCCTGCGTTGGAGACTAGCTTGTCAATCATGGCTCTAGCTTACTTGGAATGCCTTCCTAAAGCCAGGCTTAATGCGATACGGACCAGCACCTGAAGCTTGAGGTTCCGGGGGTCGAGGCGCACCCGGCTGCCCAAGGTGGTGACCACCACCGAGCCGTCGTCATCGGCATGCGAGGCGAGCGCCGGCATGCGGGTTTCTTCGAGCACGTTGAGGATGATCATCGCGGCCACCTCCCCGTGACCATTCTGCACAACAGTGCAGTAACGTAGAAGAAGGCGATGAGGGTGAGGAAGAAGGCGCAAGCTGCTACAAACAAACACTCTTCCCCCCAGGTGAGGGACGGTAAAGGGGAAACCGGTTCCGCCGCGCGGCTGGGGTTTTCAAGCTCCTCGTAGTCCTGCTGGGTTAGGCCGAGGGGTCTCACAGGCACCGCCTTATCTCCCAGGCGAGGCGCTCGAGTAGCAGCGGCTGCATCATGGATGGTGTCAGCCGGAACACGCGCCAGCCCAGGAAATTTGCTTCGTTCAATTTCTCGGCGTCCTTTTCGTAGCCGCCCTGGCGCATATGCCTACCGCGGCTTTTGCCCTCGTGGACACCACCGTCGATCTCAACGGCAACCATTGCCTTGGGCCAGCAGAAATCGAAGCGCCACTGCCTTTCGGGGAGGGCAAAGCGCCACTCGCGCTCGGGCGGCGGCCCGCCGAGGGCCTTCCAGGCGATGGCAAAGGCTTCCTCATGCGGGCTTTTCGCGGCGGGGATCTTAGCCACGCCTGAAGATCCTGGCGGCCAGCCAGCCCGCGGCATGGCCGAAGCCGTAGGCGAGGCGCTCAGACCAGGTGAGCGGTCGCACCTTGACGGCACCGTCCTCACCGACAGCAACAACACGCATGGGTTTCATCGGGACACCGCTTTCTTGAAATTCTCTTCGGCCTCAAGCCGCATCTGGATCTCCTCCCGCACCTCGACCAGCCGGTCGCCGGCATCCTGGATGCGGGTGTGCAGCTTCCTGGCTATGCAGAAATCGCGCGAGATGTAGCTGGCGGCCTCTTCGAGGCAGGCAATGGCCTCGCGCACTTTGTTCAGGTGATCCTTCGTCATTCGCTATTCCTCTGGCTTGTCCACCACTGCTGCAGTTCCTTAATCGCCGCGATTGCCTGATCTTCGGTGATTTCGGAGTACTTCTTGTTGTGCTCGATATGGCGGTAAATCTCTTCTGCCGGAAGAGTGATCGGCAAGTTGGTATTCCAGTCTTCCTCTTGAGCGAACCCGCAGCCCACAGTCGAGAACTTTGGAAAGATTTGGATGGCCTGATCGGCGAACAGCGGGACTCGGGCGATAAAGTAGCCGGACCCAATGGGCGGAGTGATCAACACCGTGGCCGGTCCCATGCCGATGGTGGTATTGGCTTCTTTAAATGACTGGTTGATTTCTATCATTCGGTTCCTTTCAATTGCTTCCTTCCGGGAAATCTGTAGTCATACCGCTGCTTAGCCAGATACCGGCGCCGCTCGATCTTCTCCTGGGTCATCTGGCGCGGCGGCTTCTTCGGCTTGGCCGGCGCGGCGAAGGGATTCGCCTCATTGGCAGGGCGGCGCCGCGGCACGGGCTTGCCTTCCTCGACGGCGATCATCACCTCGTCGGGGATCTTGTCTTGACTGATCTCCCCGTAACCAGCGGCGATCAGGCGATCGAGTTCGTTGAAGCGCTTCTTATCACGTATGCCAAGGGGTAAAACGGGTTCGACGGGGGACACGCCCCCGTCCTTGGATAAGCCGAACTTCTTGAGCAGGCCCGGCAGCATGAGGTCAGCGTACCCGAAGAGACCATTTCCCGAAACGGGTATCGGCCCCGGGCACGTCGCGCCCTTCCTTCAAGGCTGCCTTGATCTGCGTCTTGGAGGCGGTGAAGGTGGCATCGCAGCCGGTGAGATCGGCGGGCCGGTACTCGGTGCATATTTCCCGCCAGAGCATGGCCGGCATCTTGACGGTGACGGTTTTGAACTCGTCGGGCACCTGATCCAAATCGGTGATCTCGACGCTCTCCGGATTCGCCTGGATGGCAAGCGAGCCGTTGTCGGCCTCGACTTTCTTCTGGCCCGACAGTTCGATGCACCTGACGAGGTAATCCTTGAAGCGGGCGAGGCCAGACTCAAGGCTGCCGCGCCAGGCGGCAATGCGGTTCTCCTCGGCACGGGCGCCGGCAATCTGCGCCTCAAGGTGGGAGATGGCGCGGATGCACGAACCCCTTTTCATGAGGGCTTGCTCGGTTTTAGCGGCGAACAACTCCTGGAACTCTTGAAGCTGGTCCTGAGGCACCAGCGCCTCTGAATCCGCCATCATCAGGAGGTCTTCCTCTATGTGGTAGAGGGTCATTGACTTGGTGTTGTTCTTCATCGGTATCCTAAAGCCATCTCGTCGGACCATCCCCGTTTCAGCCGGTCACACAGCGTCGATGGTTTGATGCCGAGTTCCCTGCACCATTCGGCGCAGGCTTTGGTTTCTCCGCCAAACTCCAGGAACCGGGAGTAGCGTGTGTTCTGGTGCTGCTCGATCAGAGTGGCCCAGCGGCAGTTCCCTGCCTCGTAGCCTCGCTCGTTGTCGATCCGTTCGAGACTATGCTTGGGACTCGGGCGCGGTCCCATGTCCCGGTAGAAGGCTTCGAAGGAAGCCCATTCGGGACAGACCTGGATGCCCCTGCCACCGTAGTTCTTGTAAGCCTGACTCTTCGGGTTGTTGCACCGCTGTTTCATGGCGTGCCAAGCCTCGTTCTCGGGGCTGTTCCTCATGCCGTGGGTTCTATACATCGGTGCCCTCCGCGAGAGCATCCCAGGCTTCAGCCGCTTCAGCCGGATCGGGGGGAGGCGGGCTAGCGATCGTCGCACAGTACTCATACAAGTCTTTAATCACTTTGCGGATCTGCCCGCGGGTTTTTCCCTGCAACTCATTCCCGTGCTGCATGCCATGCGAATTGATGATGCGATAGTACTCGTGCTCGGAGCCGGTGAGTTCGTTGATGATCGGCTTGAACCCGGTCACGATTTGCACCGTCTCGGCAAACCCGGTCGCCTGCGCGTACAGTTCGGCGAGGCGCGGCTCTATGTCGGGGAGAGGCACCGGGGCAGGCTTGGCCTCCTCGACGGGCTGGCGGGCACCCTCGATGCGTACAGACGTAGCCGTTTGGCGCGCAGGCACGGGGGCAGGAGCAGGCTCCGGCTGAACCACCTCTCCCTCGTCGCCACCGAGTTCGCCATCCGAGTAGACGGGCACGCCGCCGAAGATCTCCGGCGTGAACCACTTGGCCCCGTTGCTGATCGCCCGGGCAAAGTACATGTTGCGGGGGTATTTGTTATACATGTCGCCGCGGATGCCGGCGGCCTGAGCATCCTTGGCGGTGAAGGTGGACTTGCCGAGTTCCTTGCCATCCTTGGCGAGGAAGGAGAGGGTGCAGCCATCCTGTTCGAGCCGCTCAACGCGGAAGTCGTAGCCATGCTGGCGGATCAAGGCGGCCATGAGGTTGGCGGAGAGGGTAACCTTCCCTTTTATCAAGGAGATGCCCATCATCGAGGCGATCGGGGGCAGACCCAACTCCTGCCCTGCCAACACCTTGACACACGCCTGCGCCGCGTCCTTGGCATCCTGGAAATAGCCGGACTTGGCGAGCAAAGCGCCGAGGGTCTGGACCTCGGCCAGACCCATCTTCATCGGGAGATTGTCGCTCATTAGACAGCCACCCCGTCTTGTTCGGAGACGCCCGCGGGGGCGAGTTCGGCATCGGAGTCGCGGTCGAGGTGGGCGGCGATGGTTTCCATCTCGCCGAGCGCCTTCTCCATCTGGCCCATGACGTGGCCGATCTTGCGGGGATCGATGAACAGCGTGAAGTTGGAGACGCCGTCGTTGGCAACGATGGAGAACCAGGCGGTGCCTTGGACGATCTTGGCTTCGAAGCGGGCCTGATCGGCCTCGTGCGGGTGGAAGTTAACAGTCATTGTGTGTGTGATCCTTTCTGTACCTATAATCTCATTCATCTAGATAGATGTCAATACCCCTTTACACAAATCTAGATAATTATTCCAGATCGGCTTGCGTATAAACGTAGGGATCGGCGGAGCGCACCCGCTCGAGGCCGGCCAGCCGAGCCTCCAGGTCCATGATGCGCTTGTCCGTCTTGCCGTATGACCACGAAGCCACCAGCACGTTGCCGAGGGTGAGGCCGCAGGCGAGCAGGGCGGCGGTATAGCAGAGCCAGTCCATTATCGTTCCCCCAATCTGGGGTCGAACGGCTCGTCCTTTTCCGGGTCGAACGCGCCTTCCTCCTCGGCGGCTTGGGCCGCGGCATCCTGATCAGCGAGGATCTCCTCCTCGAGAATTCTTTTGTCGCACTCGCAGTAGAGCAGGGGCATGCCGCATTCGACACAGCGCACCGGCTCAGGCTCCGGCTCTTCACAGGCGCACTCGATCAAGGGGAGCTTGCACCACGGGCAGGTTGAATCGCGTTCATCGCGCGGCGCCGCGTCCGGCCAGATCGTAGCGAAGGTATGCTCGGGCTTCGGAGTGGGATAGTGGTCGTCGTTGGTGTCCATGCCGTCATGCAGCCAGGTTTTCATGGTGCTACCCCCAATTGCGGCAGGGCCTGCGACAGCGCCTGCATCTCCCTCATCGAGCGGATGCTATAGAAAATCACCTTGCCGTTGGACTTGGGGATATGCCGGCGCGGGTGGCGCACGATCACCCCATTCTCATCGAGCACCGGATCGAGATACACCTTGATGTCCTGGAGGTGGTTGTCCTTGGCGAAGTCGGGGCCGAGTTCGCGGATGGTGGCCTGGCGCCAACTGTAGAAGTTGACCCGCACTTTCATGGCGGTACGCTCCTCGCCGGCATCGATGGTGATGGTCTTCTTCGCCTCCGGATCACCCCCGATTTGCTGACAGATCATCAGGTAAATCTCGTGGCCCGGGATCAGATCCCTGCGTTTGACGGAGGGATTGGACTTCAGGCCGGCCTTCTCTTTGGCCTTGGTGCGCTCGCGGATGCGCTTACGATAATCGCCTTCGGCCGCCGGCAGCCGCGGCGCGTTGCCCATATTGGCCACGTCGACGGCCAGCGGAGTGGTGGCGCCCTCGAACACCTTGGGCCTGGGATCGGTATACGGGTGGATCTCCCTCTCGAGCGGCGGCGCGGGCGAGGGGATGATCGGACGGGGCAGACTCATACAACCTCCAACGGAATATTGCGGGCAACGCGGCAAGGCGGGCACACCCGCGCCCGCACCAACCCCAGCCGCAACCGCTCCCCGGCGGCCGGCTCCAGGCAGAAATGGCAGCGCAGCGTCGAGCGGCTCGCGCGCGTGATCGAGATCTCGTTGTACTCGGTGGGCACCGCCTCGCCGGTCATACGAATGCCTTTATGGGCGAATGATTGCCTCCGGATCATGGCTTTGGCCTCTTCTTTTTGAGCGCCGGCAGCTTTTTCAGATCCTGAGCGTTCCACCAGGAGAATCCTTCGATGGAACGGTCAAGCCGGAGTCCTCCTGGTATATCGGAGGCGTGGCGCTCGACGTAAGCCACCCGCCCGGTGGCCTTGTGCAGAACACGGTCTCCGACTTTCATGCGTACACCAGACTGCCCTCGGCGCTCACCGAGCAGGGCGGCGCGAGCGGGGCAAAGAGCGGATACTCGCCATCGATGCGCGCCTCGGCGAGCGCCACGTACTCCGGGTTCAGTTCGATGCCGATGAATTCCCGGCCATTCTTGAGGGCGGCGAGTCCAGTCGTGCCCGCCCCGAAGAACGGATCAAGAACCGTGCCACCTTCCGGGCAGCCCGCCAACAGGCAGCGCTCCGGCAACTCGATGGGGAACGGCGCGAAATGGGCGTCCTTCAACGGACGGGTATTCAGGTTCCAGACGGCGCGGCACCGGCGCGTGTCGCTCCCGGTGAAGACCTTGCCGGGGGAATGATGGACCTTGTCCCCCTTGTTGCCGCCCATCTTATCGGCCCGCACGCGCCCCGCCTGAATGGCTCGTTCCTCGATGGCCTTGGCATTGAAATAGTACGTGGCGCTTTTCGAGAGCAGGAATACGTACTCATGGGTCTTGGTGCAGCGATCGGCCACGTTCTCTGGCATGCCGTTGGGCTTGTCCCACACGATGTCCTGCCTGAGGTACCAGCCATCCCGGCGCAACGCGAACGCGAGCAGCCAGGGGATGCCGACCATGTCCTTGGGCTTCAACCCATCCGAGGACTTGCGCGAGGCATAGGAATCGCCGATATTGACCCAGAGCGTGCCATCGGGACGCAATACGCGCCGCACCTCGGCGAACACCTCGACGAGGCGAGCCACGTATTCATCGGGCGATATCTCGCGCCCGATTTGGCCGGCAATGCCGTAGTCTCGCAGCCCGTAGTAGGGCGGCGAAGTGACCGCGCAATGGACCGATTCACTCGGCAGGGTCTGGAGGGTTTCGAGAGCATCGCCCTGATAGATCACAGGATGACCTCGAGTTCGCTTGCCATCGCCGCCGGAGCGGCGGCTTTCAGCCGTTCGATAGCCTGCGCGAAGTAATCGTGCACGTCGCCGCCTTTGACGCCGAGTGATTCGAGGAACGTCAATGCGTCCTCTAATGCCTGTTGTGTGTTCATGTGTGTGATCCTTTCGAATGATTAACTTTTGAGCTTGGCTTGCTGATTAGGCTGCACATGCAGATGGGGATAACGGACACGCAAATCCTCGAGCACCTCCGCGGCGGCGAGCTTCGACGCCTGGTCCCGCCGGCGCACGCGCGCTCTGAAATCCTCGGCGATGGCCTCGAAGTACACGGCTAACCCACTGAGCGCATCATCCCCGAAATAGGCGAGCAGATACGACGCCTCGGCATACGCCGCCGACCGCAGCAAGTCCGGATGCGACGACGAAAGCCGCTCCCGGGACAGACCCGAGAACGGCTTCCGCGGAATCGGTTTTACCCGGTTCTCTGTCTCCATGTGGCTAGTAGGGCAGCACTCCCATCACCGGAGCCATCGGATAGGCCGGCAGCACCGGGGTGTAGTAGGACATGGCCGGCCGCACCGCCGGAGCATGGTACACCGGATACCCGCCGGTGTAGGACGGCCGCGGAGCAATCACGATCGGCGCCTGCGTCGCATACGGATTGTTCGCGCTCTGATTGCTATACGGCGAACCGTAGCGACCGTACGGGTTATTCACGCTGTCGGACTGGTACGGAGAGCCATACCGCCCGTAAGGGTTCGCGATGGAGTTGGGGTCATACGGGTTCGAGCTGAGCGTTCCCAAGTATTGCCCGCTCCGCGACACGACGATGGGCGATTGCGCCGACAGCGTGATGCCTGCGGCTAATGCCAGTGTGATGAGTTTCATTTGTGTGTGATCCTTTCAAGTTAAAGCCTGTCTCTTCAAAGCGCAGTAGGCTATGCTGCACGACCCGGAGCAACCGGGTTTCGACTATCTGCGCCAGGTTTCCTCCTCCCGCCCCGCCGCGCGCAGATGGGCTTCTGAAAAGGCGGGATTGGCGAGCGCGGCCCCACGCTCTGCCACATACCACTCCGCCTCGCCATGGCTGAACCCGAATTCCGCCATGAAATGCGCCATCAATTCTTCGTCCGTGGATGCTTCGTCGTTGGCCAAGATGGAAGCAATTGCCTTTAGTCTGTTCATTGTGTGTGATCCTTTGTTCTACTTTATACGATTTTGTCTGTCTTTGTACAGTTTTATTTGAGCTGGGCTTGCCGATTACAAGCCCTGAATTTGCCCCACAAACGCGCGCGCCTTCGGGGAGGCTCCAAGATACCGGAGAGACCGCGGCAACGCCCCACGCGCTAAGCCAAGGGGCAAGAATCGCGTCAGTATTGCCCCGACGATAGCGCGCAGAATCTGCGGTATTGCCCGCTATGACTGCCCCAGCCAAGGAGTATTGCCTTGACGATCGTCTCGCGCAGCACGCCTTCGCGCGTGATATCCGAGAGAATGTATTGCGCCTGTTTCAGTGTGAGTCCCATGTTCTGTGTGATCCCTTTCAAAATGCGATAGATTCGCGCCTACGCTCACCCCGCGGATAAGCGTAATGCGAGCCCACCACTACGCGCGCAGGCTCGCCAGACGCCACGCGAGCTCGTTCTCAGCATCGACCAGCGTCTCGAGCGTGCGCAGCAACTCCACTGCGGGCTCGTTATTCTCCGGATACCGCGCGCATTCCAGATGAAACCGAGCTCCTCCCAACATCGCACTACCCAAATCGGCGAGCTCGACACTGTCACGCTCGCGTCCATTCAACAAAACTTTTGTCATCTCGTGTGTTCCCTTCTATTCCCAAACTTCGAACTAAGCGGCCGCACCAATCTGTATCAACGCCGCCCGCACTTTCTTTGCCCCACTCCCATGCGCCTCGAACGTGATACACCGTTTGGCTTCCAATAACCACTCATCTCTCCAGCACAGCTTGCAATCCACGCACTGAACCCCTTCCTTCGTCTGTGCCGGACACGGGATCATGACGATATCGCCCACCCGATACGCTTTCCCATCCTCCGGGTGCCTGTCCACCACCAAAGCAGCAGCATACCCTTGCGCCATCGCATCGATTACGTGTGAAACCGTCTCGCACGATGCCAGTATCGATACCTTCCCCCAAGACGAACGCGCCACCCTCCGCCACGCATGCGTATAGCTCCATACCTTGCGCCCAAATTTCCCCATGAACCGCTCCGCTGCCTTCGAGACGATCGAAGCGCTGCCATTCGTCCGTGAATCGCCCACCACATGTAGGCGCATGTCATTCTCGCCAGTAAGGCTGTCGATAGCCCGTGCTTCGTCGCGAGCTATCTTTCTCGCGTCGATAGCAGCCGTCTTTCCTCCAGTCAACGCATTCAACTCCGAAGTCCAAATACCCGCATTCCCGTAATTGGCGTAGCAACCTTCGTTGAACCATGCGCATTCCGGAGGACAGGAAGCCTGCGACACCATCGTCGTCGATACCGCCCCCGTCTTCTCATTCCCACTCACTTCCACCGCTCGCGTGAATTTGAACAGCGCCATGCTATTCAACCTCCGCCTTAAAATCGCCCATTCGATTGAACTCCGAAGACACTTGGTCTCCTTGCCCATCTAGCACTTTAGCGATGGCTTCCGCTTCTGACCCAGCTTCTATCAACGTGTACGTGTCCCAAATCTCTTGTTGTCTAATTCGATACGTCATTTTTGTGTGATCCCTTTTCCTTCGTTGTGTTTAGCGTGATCTTCAAAACACGGGCCGCTATTCCGTGCGACGCCCAAAGGCGTTTCACTTCCCAACTTCTACGCATCCTCGAAGAAACGCACAGCTCTTCTCCACATGGTTCGCTTCTATCGATACCCGATTCTCTTCTATCCATCGCGCGCTATCCGCCTTCACCTTCGCGTCCAGGCACACAATCGCCAATACCACCAACATCACCGTACCCAACAAAAACTTCATGTCTGTGCTCATATTCAGATAGTAACTTGTACCTCTACCTAGAACAAGAGTACTTTAGGTACTGTTTTTGAGATTATCTACAAGTTGCTACGATTGTCTCAATTCGTAGCACACTTTGACTGCCTTCACCCTGCGCCTCCGCCCTGTTTCGCCGGGGATTTCGTCCAAGTGGGGGTAAAAACCCTCGAATGGGGGTAGTCTGCCCGTCAACTCACGGGGCTTTTACCGCCACTGCCAGCTCAGAACCAGCTCTTCGGT